TTCTTTTGCTGCTGGTCTTTCTTTTATATCGTATGTTTCGTACTCGACTCCAGCTTCATTCAGCATTTCTTTCATAATATCGCAGTACGGACACATAGGTTGTGTGTATAAAAATACTTTCATTTATTTTCCTAACCTACTAAGCTAATAATAAAATTATGAAGAGCTTTAAACAGTACTGCGTTATCATATATTAACAACCATAATATAACTATTCCAACAGCAAGTCTCATTTAAAATTAACCTGAGCCATAATTTCTGTTAGGCATGCTACAATATTTAATTCGTGATCAGCGACAAAAGCATCTTTATATTGGTAGTCTGCAAGTATTAGCACAAGCTGAGGAATACTTTGCGTTTGTACTGTTTCTTGCATATTGTCATACAGACCTCTAAATATAGAAGAAGTATCAATATCCATATGATTTACTACCCACTTACGCATACTTTTAAAATCTTTACCTTTTAAGTACTGCGTAAGATCGTTAAAGTTCCCAGTGTTTGACTCAGTATCACTCATAATATTAGATCCGCCGATAGACAGGCGCTGACACTCATTTAAAACTCTACGCCAGTCGGGCGCGTGCTTCATAATAAGTTTTACCAGACCAGGAACCTGATAATCAACTGACTCCTGATCTAAAATATATATAAGATTTTTAAGGAATGATTCGCATAACTGAGCTAAATCTTTTTTAGAAGTATTGAATTCATATACTCCACAACGTGAGTGTAGAGGCTCAATAATTCTATTCTTGAAGTTACAAGTTAAGATAAACCGGCAGTTGTTTGAGAACTCTTCAATGAATCCTCGAAGAGCTGGTTGAGTAGATTGTGGGTTAAGATAATCTGCTTCGTCAAGAATACATACTTTGTATCCGCCCGATAAAGAAACCGTGGATGCAAATTGCTTTATTTTCCCTCTGAGAGTGTCGATGTTACCTTCTTCAGACCCGTTAATAAGAATATAATCTAGGCCTAGTTCATTGCATAAGGCTTTGGCTACTGTGGTTTTACCTAAACCTGCAGAGCCGGTGAACAACATGTTAGGAAGTTCACCGGTCTCTACAATACTCTGAAACGTTTTCATAAGAGAAGGAGGGAGGATTGTTTCAGAGATTTTAGTTGGACGATATTTTTCACACCAAAGAAATTGATCTTTGTTCATAATATAATAATACCTTTTTATTCAGACTCAGCTGCCTGATCTTGTTGGAATGTTTCACACATCTGGATCATTTGTACACCTTGATCTCGTAACTGACCGAGTGTAGATAGTTCTTCACCCTTTACAGCTCCACGCTGTACCATTGTATCAATTACTGCAATAGTTGAACGACAGATACGATTTGCTAGATCGTATGTCGGTGCATGACTTTCATGCGCTAGTTTTACTTTATCTTCTTTAGACATCATTGTTCTCCATATGTAGATGTTTTTTCGAGAGCAACCCAATAAGTAACATTGGTATTTTGCCCTTTAAATTCTGATATTAGTTTGGATGATACTCTTACATCATATGTATCGGTAATCATTTTTAAGTTAGCTATATTTAAAATAAATCTAAAGTCTTCTTCTTTATAACCTCCATCAACTTCAATTGAGTATTCATTGGCTGTAGCGTTTTCTGGGTCGAATACGGACAGTTTGATGGCTCCACTAGATGGTTCAATACAGAACTGACTAGTTCCAAGAGCAGCTGAAGCTCTTTTTAAGGAGTTAAGCGTATTTTCATCTAGGGTAAACCATACATCTTCATCGGGCATGTTAATAGGCTTAGTGGGCTGAGTTAGCATCTCAATATCTGCGTAGTAGTACCTTAGGTTTTCTCTGCCGCTTTGGCTTTTAATGACCATATGATTTTCTTCAAACTTGACATTTGGGTTATCAACCAATCCTAACACATTTAGAAACTCTTGTAAATCATAAATTCCTATACAGTTTTCAAATGTTTCGGGTAACTCCGCTTTGGCTAGAATGTTTTTGGCCGGAGATATAGTCATTAAGCTATTTCCGGGTTTGATTACTATATTACTATTGATTGCAGCGAAGTTCTTAAGAACGCTGACGGTATTTCCACTTATTTCCATAATTAATTACCTTTAATTTTACTAAAATTCTTTTCTTTGTAGACTTCGATCTTATTATCAAATCTACTGTCTAACATTTCACCCTTATGGGATATCACAAAGACATTGGTATCATCACCAAGTGTCTGAATAATTTTCATTAGGTTATCTACTCCTTCATAGTCAAGGGACGAGTCGAATGTCTCATCCAGCATCAACAAGTTAGTTGATACGCTGTTTTTCATTTTAGCTATTTGGCGCCAAGTAAATAGTAAGGCCAAATCAATACGCTGCTTTTCACCTTCAGAAAAGGAATCATAAGAGAAATTATCTCTATGACGTGATCTAATTGTCTCGGAAAATGCTTCGTCTAAATAGAATGAAACGAAGAAGTCAAGCACCTGCAAGTACTTGTTTACGAGGTTATTTATAACAGGCAGATACTGCTTTATGATTTTTGTTTTGATGCCAGTATCTTTTAGCATCTCTAGTATAACAGTATTATAACTCAAACTTTCATTAATGTACAATCTTTTTTCAAACAAATCATCTTTTAATTTTTTAAGAGATTCTAAGTCGCTGCGAGATTTACTTAGATCTCCGCTAGATCCACGTATTTGTTCAATAGAACTGCTAATAGTTGTAATCTGTTCCTGTAGACGCCCTATCGATTTGTTATTAGAAGTAATAGTAGAAGTTTTATCTCTGATTTGGTTTGCAGTATCAGTAAGTTTCTCAATGTTTGACTCTACTGTAACTGATCTCTCGTTAACATCTTGCACAGCATTATTCAGTACAGAGGCTTTCTCTTTAGCGGTTGCTAACTTTACGGCTTTAACTTCTTGATCTATGTCTTGAGTACATGTGGGACACGTGTCATTCTCTTCATAAAACTTTGTTTCTTTGACTAATGTTTTAATCTTTTGGCTGAACTCGGCTTGGTAGTGTAACAAACTTTGCCTTTTATCATGATTTTCTTTAAGACTTTCTTGCAGGCCAACAGACCTTTCCTCGATCTCAGCTGATAATGAAACATTTTCACGTTGAAAGGAATTAATTTCTTCCTGTGCATCGCTGATGTTTGATTCTTTTTGATTGATTTGCTCAACTGATAAAGCCTCTACTTCTTTGATATACCGGTTTTGAAGATCGATCTTTTCTTTATTGAGATCTGCATCATAGTCAATAACTTTAAGATCATCTTTTAGTACACTATTTTTTTCTTTAAGTATTTGGTTCATTTTTGAAAAGACATTAATGTCCAGAAGATCCTCAATAACATCACGCCTATGCTGTGCAGGGAGCTGCATGAAAGGAATGAAGGAGGAAGATCCAAGCACAACAATTTGGTGAAACGACTTATGATTCAACTTAATGATGTTTTGTTCGAGGATCTTCTGGTACTCTTTGGCATGAGATGACTGGTTAATCATCGTGCCGTCTTTCCATATTTCAAACTTATTTGGTTTAATACCGCGTACAACTTTGTAGGCCGAGCCTGATACGGCAAACTCAATAGCTACTACGCAATCTTTATTATTAATTGTATTAACTAATTGAGGTTTACTAATATTTCGGTGCGCTTTACCGAATAATGCAAACGATAACGCGTCTAACATTGTAGATTTACCAGAACCATTATCTCCAACTATTAAGTTAGATTTATGCTTGGTAAAGTTAATACTGCTATATGAATTTCCAGTTGATAGGAAATTTTTCCACTTTAGGTTTTCAAATATAATCATGCTATTTCTAAGGTTTGTGCCTCAATCATAAGATCATGCATTTCTTTTTTAATGCGATCTTTATCCAACTCAGTCTCTACATTATCAACGTAAGAATTAAGCAACGTACTCGTATCATCCATCGAGATATTATCATCCTCGACATTTTGACCTATGAACTCTGAAAAATTCTCTTGTATTTTTAGTTCGTGTATATTCTTATTCTGTATTCTATCAACAAATCGGTCAAATGTAAACAGATCATTTTTATTTATTACAACTATTTTAACAAATTTATTATCGAGTGTGCTAGTATCATAATCGCCATAATTAGTGCTTCTGTCATCATAGATAATTTTATGATACAGTACATGAGGATTTTGTATAGCTTCCAGCTGCCTATTTTCTGTATTAAGTATGTGAAAGTATTTTTTATCGTGCGCATCATTCCAGAAAAACTCCATTTGAGAACCGAGATAGGTAATATTATTCTGAGAAGACTTAGTATGAAAATGTCCTGAAAGTACCGATTCAAACCTTTTAAAAATTTCAGGATCTAAACCATGCTCGTTCTTAATACCTTTTGCCATATCATATCCTGATATTTCAAAGTGACCTCCTAACCAATCGCACTTAGCATTGGCTATAAAGTCTAAAGAATCTTTCTCATTCGTGTTAGAGATCCACGGAACTAATCCTAACTTAAACCCATCATAATCCATAACTCGAGGCTCATGAATAATATTCACTTCATTCATGTAATGACCCAATAGCTCTTTTAAACTGTTTAAATCATTTGTATTTTTATAGTAAGTGTCATGATTACCACAGATAATATCCATAGTAATACCATTGTCTCTTAACGGTTTAAGAAAGTGATGGCGGTTACGGTTAAGAGCACGGAAGTTGATAAACTTCCGGTTATCGTAGTAATCACCAAGATGCACAATATGCTTAATATTATGTTCCAAAAGATAAGGAAAGAATACATCGCTATAAAATTTCTCTGCATTATCGAGAAATACGTCAGAGCTATTGCGGATACCACAATGAGTGTCATTAATTATGGCTATCTTCATCTAGTATAGACCTTTTCGGTGACCAACCAAGCCGATACAAGTAGTCAACATTTGCCTGCGTTTTAATTCTTTCACCTTTAGGATTTTCATCTCTAATTTCTCCTTCATAATTAAATATATTTTGAGCCATGTCTAAAACTCTAAATGCTTTTCCTGTACCAATATCTAAAACTGTTTCGTCTATCATAGACCAGTTAATAGATATCGTCCATATAGCAGCACATAAATCGTCAATGTGAATCCAGTCTCTATAATGCTGAGAGTTTATATAAGTTACTTCTTTCTTTTCTAGCTTTTTGTATAGCATATCATCTCGACCAGGCCACACGGTATGAAACCTCATACCCTTTGCGTTACTTGACTTAGTAGCTAGTAGCTCACACATTTTTTTAGTAGCAGCATATGGATTACCCCACCACTCATATGCGTTAGAAGATGAAGCATATAAAACCTTTTTACAGAATAAATCTCCAAACTTTAAAGCGTTTTCTGTACCTACAACATTATTCTCATAGTAGAATTCAGGTTCCTCGAACGAACGCCGTACGCCAGGAATAGCAGCAAGATGAATTAACATATCCCATTTATCACCGGTATATTTATTATATTTGTGCCATTCACTCCATTGTACTATATCTCCATCGAAATGTACAACAGTATTTCCTTTATTTTCTAAGAATTTAGATAGATTAGATCCTACACAACCTTCCCAACCAGTTAACAATATTTTCATACTAATTAGTTTCCCATAAATTTAGTAAGGTCTGAATCTACCATCACTTCTCTTTTCTTTCGAACTACTTTTTCTTTCTTAATAAATTTTTTAATCTTAGTATCTTTTTCTTTTATCTTATCCATTCGATCTTTTAGTTGATCTAGAAAAGTATTCAGTACGGCTGTAGAACCAACATCTTCATTTCCTCCATGTACATATTGATCGATACCAGACTGAGCAAGATAACGCATTTTTAATTCTTGTTGCTTTTTTTCTTTTTCGATTCTTCGAAGAAAGGCATACCAACTAATCTGAGTAAAATAAGCAAAAGCGTTTGGCTTGCCAGTTCGAGTAGCTGCATCAACATTATAGTTGTTAATAGCTTTTAGACAGTTTTCTACAGCATCCATAACCATTTCTTCACGATATGTATATCGAATAAAATTAGATTTATGCGACAAACCTTCAGCTATTTTTAGAAAGCATTGAGCTATATAATCTGGAACAAGAGGAAGCTCTAACTCCTTTGATTTTGATTCGCTTAGTTCTCTACAATAATCAACTACAGCTTGAGAAAACTCAGCGTTATTTACGTAGTGAATGCTTTTCTTTTTTGCCATAACAAAATCCTTCATGTAATGTTTATATTCTACTGCATTTTTCGTAGTATGTAAATAGCATATTTTTTTTTATTTTTATGCGTTTTATGGTGTACAAACCCGCCCAGGTGTGTATAATAAATTAAGAGCTTTTTGGTGGGAGTAGTATACTAATGTAATTTATCTGGTTTTGGAAATGAAAGCACGTTATTGGTTAATTCATCTAACTCATCTTCGCCGATGTCATCTTCTCCTTGACCACTTAATAAAGCTTTTATCTTTAAAGCTACTTCTTCGTGAGTAAGATTTTCGTCTTCAAGACCTTCGTTTCCTAAAACGGCCTCTTTATAATACCCTAACATTTTGATGGAAGGGTTAGCTTCTGCTATTATACTAAAACCATTAAGTGATATAATTCCATCTGTATCATCTACCATAGTTAACCATGGCTTAAGAGTATAGTACCTATAACCTCTCATGTCGTCATCATGAGCTACAATTAAGAGAGACTTTCTTACAATAATATCTGAAGCGCCCATTTCTTCATCTGGCCATTCAACTACTTCGCAAACTATCTCTTCACCGGTACTAAGTTTAAATTGCTTAATGTCATACATTGATGTCTACCTTAATTATTTTATAGTTAAACTCTTCTTTTTCGTAAATCTTTACTCTCTCTGCTCCATGCATTAGAGTGTAGTTTTTCCTTCCTCTCCAGTGCAAATCATCTGTGATATCATATAGGGTTGTTTTTCTTCCATCGTCTGAGACTCTAAGACCACGGCCAATACTCTGCAGAACTTTGATTTGGGACTTGCTTGGTGAAGCGAATATGATATTATGCAGATTGCGAATGTTAATACCAGTGCTGAATGTTCCCAAGGAGGCGACGATGATTGCATCTTTCTGTTTCTCTACTATTTTTCTTATAGATTCTCGGTCCGCAGTATCAACTTCTCCTGAAACAAAAAACACCTTTCTATCCTCGCTTACTTTATTATTTATCATCTCATAGAGTGGCTTTCCATGAGCATCCACACGTAAAAATAAGACAAGAGTATTTCCCTTAGAGCTAACAGCCAAATTACGAATAAGGCGATTCCTAGCGTCATTTCTAATAATAAAGTCAATCTCATCTTGATAGGTTTGTTTTCCAAAGTTTTTCCTTATTTCTTCTGAGTAGTTTAGCAATAACACATTAATATCAAGAGGAGCTAAAGTTTCATTATCTTGTAAAGCCTTGGTAGTCGTAACTTGATATACTGGCCCAAACAATCCTTCAAGGACAAGCTTATGTGTTTGTGTACCATCTAAAGTTCCCGTTGTACCAAACCGGTATTTTGCTTCAGTGGCTTTATTCATAATCGATGATAGCGACTTTGATTTAAATCCGTGACACTCATCACCTATAACCATACCAAACTGTTCAAACCATTTCTTAGGGTATTTATATATGCTTTGCCATGTAGATATTATAACTGCTTTATCTGTAACTTTGTCTTTACCCGAATAAATACGATGCATCATTTCTTTAGTACCTCCATAATCAATGAAGTCTTGATGCATCTGTTCAACTAAAGATGTAGTTGGAACAATGATAAGCACTCTTCCACCTCTGGGGTCGTTAAACCCGTTTGATAAATAGTGCAACCAGTACTTAACTAACAAATAAATTATAAATGATTTACCACTACCAGTTGGAGATAATAATATTGCTCGAGTTCTTTTTAGGGCTGTTTCAAGCGCATCGTATTGATAATCTCGAGGTTGAAATGGAAGTGTTGCGTCAGCTAGTAGATCAGGTAGTTGTTGAAGAGGTTGTGGATCATAATGAGGAAAACCATAAGAAGATTCTTCAGTGTCAACAGCATATGATCTCTGAGATGCAAACTCTAACAAATACGCATATAGCCCAGCATTTAGCTCACCGTTCATGCGATTAAATAACCTAATTTTACCGTCCCATATCTTGTTTTTATAGGCAGGCATAAATTTATAGCCTGGTACAAAAAATGAAAAGTAGTCGGATAATTCTGCGGCATGCCCTGCTTCGCAATCAACATACAGCATGCTATAATCTTTTAATCTTACAGTAAAGTCAGCCATTCTCTTTTAATTCTTTATATTTTTGTCTCACATCAATAAACTGTGATAGGTAGTCATGAGTTTTTATCTTAAACACCTGAGGAGCATCATGGTCAACCGCTACAAGGATTACACCTTGTTTTATAGGAACCCCGGTTATCTCATAAAATGCTGCAGCATAGAACGATGCTTGTATAAAATAGTTAGTAATCCATTCTTTTTTCTTTGGTTTTCTAGCTGTCTTAAAGTCTACGATAGAAAGCTCGCCGTCGAATTCTGCAATACAGTCTACTTGGCCAGCACATTTAAGTTTATCACTATATAAAAACTCTTCTTGAAACCATACGTTGTTTAATCTCGTATCAATAATGCTTTTGATATGACTAAACGTATATAGGTTGTTAGGCATCGCGCCCTTATCCCAATCACTAATGTTATCTATATAATCCTCAGCAAGCTTGTGTACAGCAGTACCTCTTGTTGCTGCTTGATGAGATATTTTATTAGCCTCTTCTTCGCCTACTCTTTTACGCCATTTCATAATACCGTCTTTACTTAGAATGCCAAGAACAGTTGTAATAGATGGATATGAATTACCTTCAGGTGTAAAATACTTACGACTCTTTTCAGTAGTTTTACGAGTCACTTTCGGTAGTATTACCCCATGATCAAAGTGTGTAAACATTATGTGCCAGCCTCAAATTGTTTCCATCTTATAATATTACCTATAGTCTGATGCCTCCAATTGAGATTAGTGATAATTTCTGTAAGAGTTTCAACTATAGTTTTCCAATACTGCACCTTTTCTTCGCTTTTTTGTATTTCTGGGTCACTGTCGTAATAGTAATCCATTTCACCTTTCATGATTTTTAAACCATCAAGTGGATCATAGTCCCAGCCCAACTGTCGTATTTGCTCTTCAGACATTTTACCGTTATACCAAAGCCATTTGTGCTTGAGCAAGGTTTTTTGTTTGAATTCTTCACGCTTCTTTGCAAGTTTAGCTTCTGCTAACCACTGTAGATATTTTGCGTGTAATTTTGGTGTATCTCGAGATGTCTCATCTAATTTATGATCATCTATTTTTGAGTCGACAGACCACTCATCTAATATAGCCTTTAAGTCCATAGTATCTCCATAATATATAGTGTTATTTATCTTAGTTCAAAGTATGAGAATCTA